TCCAGACCTTGGCTACCGATGGGACCAACACTTTCACCCCGGTAACTTCTTCAGGGATCATCAAGATTCGTATAGAGAAGACCAGTTCCAACGTGAAGGTGTATGTTAACGATACTCTTATCGTCACCGGGCCAAGTGTGAACAGCATTTACACGGCCTTCGGCTTGTGGTTCGGTCAAAACTCAGAGACGGGCCTTGTGGTACAGAAAGGTCTTGTGTACAACACAAATGTTTACTCCTACGTATAAACCGCCTTCGGGCGGTTTTTTATTATCTGAAGAAAAGTGTTGACGTGCAGAATCAATCTGGTAGTATTCCTCCATCGAAACAAAGGAGGTCATCATGACCGAGAAGAAGATTGTGAAGTTCACGGTTGAGATTGAGTGCTACGAGGAGACTATCAAATCTGCCGTGACTCAGTATCAACTGAGGCAGATGATGGGGGAAGGTTTCAACGAAGCCACCCCACAGGAGAGGCTGGGACTCCAAGTTGCCAGGTGCTACATGGCGGGGTTAACCACCCCGGCGGAGGGCTGATGATAAAGTTCAAAGATCTTCCTGAGGGGGCTGTGTTTCGACTTCATGAAGAGTTCAGCAAAGGAATAAACCGACAATACTACAAGTATTATTTCAACAAAGACTTTAATGCAGAAGTCTTCGGAATACACACCCGTGTTAAGATTGACCGTGAAGCATTGATATCTGATGACGGATTTGCAGGAAGGAGAACGAGGTCATGAAAACCCGTGACAACAAATCATTTGACACACTGGAAGAAATAATGCAATATCTTGGTGACCCGGAACGAGTCGGAAAAGACAACACTTGGGTAGCAAAGAACTATTCGCTGGCACAACTTATCAAAGACCTTCAGAAGGTAAAGGAGAAAGATAATGAATCCTGATGCACTTAACCCAACGGTCGCGGCTATTGTTGGCTACGATATTTTCCCGTATTATGCCGTAACAAAAGGGGAGTTGACCAATACGGGAGGAATCCGGGCTGTTGGTGTCGGTATTTACTCTGCTGATTCGGTCATCCGTATTTTCCCGGAGGGGGAGTATGAGAGTCTTGAAAACCAGCGAGCAGCCATTAAAAATATTTACCGTGAAAAAGAACGTCAATTACGTATTGACATCCTTGAGCAAGTTGGTGTAGACTTCGTAACAGTTAAGTAAGCAACCCATTTCATTCACTGAGGAGATTCAAATGAGCAATAACTATCATGATTTCGTAGTGGCACTTCAGAAGCAACTGACCAAAATGGCTAAAACTGGCCTGTTCGAAGTCACCCTGGATAAAGACCAAGTTTGGAACCACTATCTGGATTCCTTCCCTGCGGGCACCAACAACCTGTTCCGTGAGCGTCGTGAGTACGACTGTAACTGCTGCAAACAGTTCATCCGTGATGTAGGTCGTGTCGTGACCTTCGTCAACGGCAAGCGTGTGACCATCTGGGACATCAAGGTGCCGGGTTATTACCAGACCGTTGTTGACGCGCTGGCGGCGCTGATCAATACGGCCCCGGTTGGAGACCAGTTCCTGCACTTCCAAGCGAAGGTTGGCACTGCCCAAAGCAACGTGCTGGAAGACGGGAAAGTTGTGACCTATAACCACTTCCACGCCGTTCTGCCGCAGGAAGTTGTGAAGCCAAACGCTACCATCGCCTCCACCTTGAGCGAGAGCCGCAGCAACGTGCAGGTGTTTGAACGCAGCCTGAAAGAACTGTCTCTGGATGCAGCGGAGACCATTCTTGAACTGAACGCACAGGGTTCCCTGTACCGTGGCAACGAGCAGATCGGCTCTGTTACTCTCTTCATTGAAATGAAGAACAAGTACGACGCGATGCCGGATGACCAGAAAGAAGGCTTCGTGTGGACTCAAGGTCTGAAGCTGGGCCATCGTGGCAAGTTCCGTAACTCTGCGATCGGTACTCTGCTGGAAGACCTGTCCGGCGGTATGGACATCGAATCTGCGGTTAAGCGCTGGGAAAAAGTTATGGCTCCGGCAAACTACAAGCGCCCAACCGCGCTGGTTACCGAAGCGATGATCAAAAAGGCACAGGAAACCGTGCAGGAAATGGGCCTGATGGACTCCCTCCCGCGCCGCTATGCTGTGCTGGAAGATCTGACAGTGAACAACGTGCTGTTTGCTGACCGTAATACCAAAAAGGCCGCTGATGTGTTTGGTGACCTACTGAGGGGTGCGAAGAAGCCAGTGAAAGGCCCGGAGAAGGTCGAAGAGATCTCCATCGCCAAGTTCATCAAAGATGTTCTGCCGACGGCAACAAGCATCGAGGCGTTGGTAGAAAACCGCCACACTGGCAACCTGGTATCTCTGGTGGCCCCGGTATATCCTGACGCACCAAACATGCTGAAGTGGGACAACAACTTCTCTTGGTCTTACAACGGGGAAGTGACCGACTCGATCAAAGAGCGTGTGAAAGCGGCGGGCGGTGCGGTTGAGGGCGCTCTGCGTGTATCTCTGGCATGGCATAACCCAGACGACTTGGACCTGCACATGCGTACCCCAAGCGGTGCTCATATCCACTACGCTCGCTATGCCCGTCGTGCATCAGGTGGTGAGTTGGATCTGGACATGAACGGCATGGATCGCTCAGATGAGCACAACCCGGTCGAAAACATCATCTTCCGAAATGAGCGTCAGATCGAAGAGGGCATCTATAAGGTGTGGGTAAACCAGTTCAACCAGCGTTCTCATGACCGTGTGGGGTTCACTGTCCAACTGGACTACAAAGGCGAGCAGTACGACTTCAACCACCCTCGTGAGCTTCGTACCGACGCAGATGTGGACGTGGTGACTTTCCGCTACACCCGTAAGGATGGCGTACAGATCATCGACTCCATGCCTCACACCAAGCAGTCTAAAGAGGTTTGGGGTATTGCCACCGAGCAGTTCCAGAAGGTGTCTGTGGTGATGAACTCACCTAACCACTGGGACGGTCAGGAAAATGGCAATAAGCACTACTTCTTCATGCTGGAAGGTGCTAAACAGCCGGGCACTACTCGCGGTTTCTACAACGAGTATCTGCGTAACGAACTGAACGAGCACCGTAAAGTGTTCGAGCATCTGGCAGGTAAGATGAAGGTTCCAGCCTCTGACGACCAACTGTCAGGTCTGGGCTTCTCCGACACCCAGCGTAACGAACTGACGGTGAAAGTGACTGGTGCGTTCACCCGCACACTGAAAGTGATTTTCTGATTGACAACCGGGGCCGAAAGGCCCCATAATGAACCCGAACTTAATTACTGAGGAGAAATACAATGTCTACCAACATCTTTGAAATCGCAGCACGTTCAAAAATCCGTTTCGCTTCTCCACGCTTCGCATCACTGGCTACTGAAGACCTGTTCGATCTGTCTCTGACCCAACTGGACGAAGTGGCGAAAGGCATCAACCGCCAGATCAATGCGGAGAAGGAAGAGTCCTTCCTGTCTCAGAACAAAAACGCTGTGCGTAAAGATCTGGAACTGAAGCTGGACATCGTTAAGCACGTGATCGGCGTGAAAGAAACCGAAGCGGCAGAGCGCGTGGCGGCACAAACCAAAGCGGCACAGCGCCAGAAACTCATCAACGCCCTGGCGGAAGCCGAGCAGCGTGAGGTTCAGTCTAAGACCCCGGAAGAGCTTCGCGCTGAACTGGCGGCACTGGACGCTGAATAATGAGCAGGGAAGAACTGGCGGAACATCTCCAGTCTTTCATGTCCAAAGCAGAACTTGCGGAACTCTTGGCTTGGATTGCCACCCGGCAACACCTGACCTACGAGGATTTGCAGGAGTATCTGAAACTAATTTGATAAAGGCCACCTTCGGGTGGCCTTTTTATTTAAACAAAAGTGTTGACTTCCTTTCCGACTTCCCTCATAATCCTCTCATCGACAACAAAGAGGAAAAGACATGAACAACACGAAAATAACGCAGGTAAGTTCTGCAATCATCCACGAAAGTGATTTCATGAACAAGTCTTCACATCGTCGCTTCATGAAAGGTTTTGACCGGGCCTTCGAGATCCAGCAATTGAAGGACGAAGGATACATGATCCTCATCGACGGAGAGCCGATGAGCAAGGATGAAAACTTTATCTTCGGCGACCTGCGAGATAAACCCTGCTTCGGCATCGGCGATGGGCGCTGTATGTACGTCTGGCTGGGCAGCACGTTCTGTGCAGAAACAGAAAATGTATGCGTCACCACAGAAGAGATGAAGATCTTCAACAACATCTCCTATGTGTCTCCTAAAAACATCAAGAAAATGAGGAAGCTGTAATATGGGTTGGTTTTCAAGAGCGATGTGTGTACACAATTGGCGAGTAACAGAGGCTCTGCAAGTTACCCGCTGTCATGATACCCCAGCATATGTGGTCCCCGAAAGTCACGAGACCCAAGTGTCACGGGTATGTAAATCTTGCCTGAGGCAGGAAACTCATACGGTTAACGGGCATATCTCGAAGGAAGAGGCAATAGATATTTACGGGGGATTTTATCTTGCGAAATAACGGAATCTGGTTCAAAATCTTCCTTACAGGCATCGTCATCTTCTGTATTATTGGTATTGTGAATTACGCGATGACTGAGTACCAAGACTTCAAGGACGGCTGTCAGCCGACCGGGGAGCAGCGAATGGTTAACTCGGTTATCAATGCACCAGACGGCGCGTTCAGCGGTCTGGTGGCAGAAGACAAGTTCGTCTGTAAAGACGGACGTATTACCTGGAAAGCCCAATACAAATGAGGTATCAAGATGAAATTCAACCGTGGCGAAGTACAGTTCGGAAATAAGATCGAGAAGCCGTCTCAGGACGACATCAAGAACACACAGGGCCTGTGGAACGCATCGTTCGATGATGCTTTCCGCTTCGGCGGGGACGTAACCCGTGCGGCCCTCCAGGCGATGAACCTGCGTGGCGATAAAAAGCATATCGTGGTTGATGTGAAGACCCACATGCTGATGCCGGGTATGATCCCTGCGATTCCCGGTTGGCACACTGACGGCGTTCCTCGTGGTGGGAAGTCTCTATCCCCGGCGTCAGGTGCCCCGCACATCCACATGCAGATCGGTTCGGACTCTCCGCGCTACCACCTGCTGGTTGTCGGCGGTGACTGCCCGACGAAGTTCATTGCCTCACGAAACATCAACCTCGTGACGGAGAACCTCCCGAACTTGTATGCCGGGATCTCCAGCCAGGTTTGTGCGATGGATGACAAGGGCCTCTTGGATACCTATGACTCCCCGGATGGTCAGGTGGTTGAATGGGACTGGTGGGAACTTCACACCGCACAGCAGGCCCGTGCTCCCGGTTGGCGATACCTTATTCGTGTGACCGAGACTGATTATCTTGAGCCACAAAAGGATCTGCGTTTAGTGCTGCGTAACCAGCAGCAGGTTTATCTTCCCACGGAGAAATTCGGATGGTAAAGTACGATATTCAAATGTTTGACTGGGTGAAGGTTATTGATGTAGCTCCGGACGGCTACCTGCGGGATGTTTTGAAAACAGGCATCCCTTCAGACACCCCGCTTCAAGTGATCGAGATTTATCGTCATGAGCGTTGGGGTTGGCGGTACGTGGTGGCTGAAACTGAATACCCGTTCGGTGATTATGAGGTATCAGGTGACGATATCTACGAGGTGAATCATCCACCAGAAGTCTTCTATGAGCAAAGGAATCCTTATGGCGAAGAAGGTTGACAAGAACCAGAAGGAAGAGTACCATTATGAGCGTCACCACTTCTACTTGGACAAACATGCCGGGAAACAAGTGTGTGCATGGTGCGGGCTGGTAGCCCTACGCAATAAGGCTTCAGAGTGGTGTGTTGAGAAAGGGTGTGACTACAGGCTGCACCCCTCTTATCATAGCACAATGAAAAAGTTGACTAAACAATTTGATTTCTAAGGAGAATTACATTATGATGACTTTCTGGCAATACCTGTGCGACAATCCGGCAATCCTGATTTCTTGCGTTATCTTCGGGGCGGTTTTTGGGATCATCACCTCTTTCTTCGAAGGTTATAATTTCAAAGAACGCATGGGACACATCGGGGTCTCGATCCTTATTTGGGTGGTCATCATGTTCCCAATGGTATCTTGGGCAGACTATCATGACTATAAGAAACATTACCAGACGTGTGAGAAACCTGTTGCTAAACGTGCCGGGTACATCTTCTCAGAGAACCGTTGCTGGAAACCTACCAACACGTATGTGAAGGTAAATGAAACAACCAAAACCAAACAGGAGCTTCTGGATGTCAAATAAGGCGGAACTCGTCGAGAAGAACCGGGAGGAGGTTAACGTCTTCCTCTCCAATGTCTTCGGGTACAGCTTCCAGGCGGTTATTCGTAACCGCTTCCCGCTGGCGCAGTTGGACTTCAAACCTGTTGAAAAACTACCATACGTCGGCGAAGGTAAAGCGTGGGTATGTGACTGTGGTTGTGGTGAACAAAACCCAATCCTGATCCCTTATGCCACAATGATGGTTGTCGGGGCTGACGGCCTGAAGGCGGCAGACATCGAAGGTATCTGGGTGTCACCATGCACCGTGAAAGGCTCAGAGCCAGAAGATGGTATGCGCCACTTCGGTATGGACCTCTGGGACTACGAAACTGACGACCTTGCAGATCCTAAGGTTCGTTTGGAGGGAAACTGATGAAGCTGGTACTTGACCCAAGTATTCGCCCGGAGTTTGAGACTTACCATGCCAAAATTGATGGTGGGGATCTTGGTGGGGAAACCGAAGTGTGGGTGTGCAAATCCTCCGCTTCTTTCGGGCTGAATCAAGGCGGAGAGGATGATGGTTGCGACATCATTCTTCTCGACAAAGAGGGCCTCCTCAAACTGCAATCGTTGGTAAATCAAGCTGTTGAACTGTTGGAGAAGGACTGATGAAAAGGGCTTTTGGTATTCTGTTTGAACTTCTCGGGGTCGTTGCCCGTATGTGGTGGTTGGATCTGTCTTTCCACAAAGGCAAGCACAAGGATCGTGTTGAAGTCCTCCGGGCGCGTGGTAAAGATCTCGTTGAAGAGTTCCACACTCTGTCAGAAAAGCTCGACGAAGAGCACAAAGAGAGTGTTGATCGTTACCGCAAGGTTAAGGCAGAGATCGATAAACTTAATAAGAAGGGTAGTTAAATGTTGAAGGTATTGTCGAAGTTTGCTAGAGTCATTCTTCTGCTGACGGCACTGATTGTCCTTAACCCGCACAGGATTATCCTGATCCCGTTCAGCCTGCTCGCTGCCTTCGGTAGCTGGCTGGCATGGAAACTGGAGGACGGTTGCCAGTGGGTTGCTGACAAAGTGGCTGTCGCAAAAGAGAAGTTCTGGTTGTTTGGGAAGCCGATCAACAAGAAGCTCGATGAAGAGATGGCTGAGTTAAACCGTCTTGTGGCGGAGGTGGATAAGAAGTTTAAGGCCGACTAATGGCGGTCCTTAACTTCTACCACCTGAGTAAAGTAATCCCGGAGAATGCTGTATACATAGGCCGCAGGATGCCCCACTTCGGGCTACAGCAGTCTAAGTTTGCAAACCCCTTCAAGCTGTCGAAAGAAGAGCCAAGAGGGGCCACAATTGAGCGCTATCGTGTTTGGCTGTGGGAACAGATTCGTTCCGGGAAAATTACCATTGAAGATCTTCTTGCTTTGGAAGGTAAAGATCTGGTATGCTTCTGTCATCCCCAACCATGTCACGGAGACGTTATCGAAGCGGCTGTGAAATGGGCGAGGGGAGTTTACGATAAGAGGAGAGGAAATGTTTGAAATTTTCTGTGAGTGGGACATCGGTCAAGAAGGCTTGCTGTTCACCTCTGAAAAAGCCGCCAACAACTGGATGCTGGAGAATGAAAACCTGGCAGACTGTTTTGAAGATGGTCTTACCGGACAGGTGGGTATTGATGACCTGACCGCCGCTGGCCTTCTGGGCACCAATTTACTGACCGTTCTCAACGAGGAAGGAGAGAAAGTATGATCAAGAAGTTTGTAGCGTGGGTAAAGGCCCTGTTCGCCCCAGCGAAGATCGATGATGTAAAGGTTGATGAATACATCGCCAAGCAGTCCCGTCGTACCCACGACGAGTCTGACGTGGTTCTGAAGGCGACGGTGAAAGGTGATGAGGTTACCTTCACGAAACCTCAGACCGTTAACCAGGTTCGCTTCACCAAGCCAGAAACTCGTCCTCTGGATGATCAACTGAATGATAATCAAGTTGTGGTCGCTGTGGATCTGGCAGAACAAACCAAGCGTGTGGTGACGGTAGAGGCCCGCAGTACCGTTCGTGAGATCCCGGTGCATAAGACCCCACCTAAACCTCTGAACGAACAGCTTAAAGGTGTGGAACTGCCAGCGTATGCGAAGGGTAAGACCCTGCCGCCGAAGGCGAAGCGTGAGTACATCAAGCGTGCTGGCTCTCCGGCCCCGGCCCGTCGCCTGGATGACACCCCGCACAGCACAGGTGGTCATGTTGCCTCCCACGGCATTGATCCAGTGAACGCCGCGCTGTACGGTTATGCAGCAGCAACGATCCTAAGCGACGACACCCCGGCGGCGCAGCCTGCCCCGGTGGAAGAGTGCCGCAGTTCCGCTGCGACCTCTACGTACAGTTCGAGCTACTCGTCCTATGACGACAGTTCAAGCTACAGCAGCAGTTCGAGTAGCAGTTCCTACGACTCCAGTTCGTATGACAGTGGCTCCAGCTACTCATCCTGTGACTAAGTAATATCCGGGGGCTTCGGCCCCCGTTCAGTGGAATAACGTTTTACCTTGAGGAGTGATGAAATGAGCAATACAAGAAAAGTTTACCCGGCAAAACCACCACGTGTTGATAAAAAGGCCCCTCGTTACGGGGACCCGGAGTTCCCAAAAGTGACACCAGAGGAGCTTGCAAAGGCCCGTGAGGTGTTCTGGGATATCTTCATGGTCAAGCATGACAGTGACTGCTTCAATGATTTCGCAATCGCCATCGGCGGGGACCGTAATCGAGCCAAACAACTCTATTACTTCATCCTGTTCCAGAAGGGATTTATGCAGAACCAACAGGCCCGTGAGCGTAAGGTTCGCGGTAAGCTTGCTGTCCGGATCAAGAAGTACACCGAGTTTCTTGAAAACCCTGAGACGATCTATCAGATCTTGGCCCGTGCAGAGGACGAAGTTGACAAGGAAGAAGAACAGGGACGTCAGGTAGGAGAAACAAAATGTTGATAGCACCGGAAACTTTTGTTATATTGTTCATATTGGTTGCCATGGCGGGTTCCCGGTTCTACTATTGGACGGTGGCATCATCTTTGGCGTATATCTTGGGGATCATGATCTCCACAGAAATTTCTAAATTTGCGGGGTGGATGTGAAGAAATTAATTCTACTGGCAGCGTTGGCACTCGCAGGTTGTGATAAGCCGGATCGTTATGACACATTACCGACTCTCTTGCCGGAACAGGTTGTTGAACTCCACAAGGCTTGTCAGACCCAGCCCGATTTCAAGTCGAGCCGGGTTATTGTGAGAGACTCGTCGGCGCGAGCCGTAATCTGCCGATATCAGGACAAGCAGCCCGGCAGCGGCGGTGGTCCTGCCACTTACGAGGTTGATGCAAAGATTCTTCAGCTTAAAATTCAGGAGGGTTTGAAATGATTGATTTTGTATGGACCGTCTTTATGGCAGGGGCTTGGCTGTCCGTCCTTATCTGGATGGTGCCAACAATCATCGCCTACAAACGTGATCACCGAAACAAAGTGGTGATCTTCGTAATGTCGGTGGTGATTTCAATGCTGCCGACATTGGTCTTCGTCGGCCTCGGCTGGGTGATGCTTCTGGCTTTCTCCCTGTACAAATCCCCGGAGGTCGTCGTTGTCCAAGGTCCTCGTGGGGAACCGGGTCCACCTGGTAAAGATGCTGATGAGATCCCTCTGTCGGCGGCAGGTGTTGTAAAACCTCGAAGGGAGTAACATGAACGAGATCCTTATTATTGGGGGCCAGAAGAAACGGAATGTAATTTTGGAAGTGGATGCAACCAGGCAGTCCTTGGGTGCTACGACCCTGACAGACTGGACCGGGAACAATGTGTTCTCTCTGGTCGGCACAGGGGCCAAAATTGCAGACGTAACTGGAATCGGTCGGGTAATGGACTTCACTGTTGGGTCGTCCTTCTTCCAGACAGGACTCCCCGTTGATCTTTCAACGGAACCAATGATTATCGACATCATCTTCCAAAGCATTAACTCCTCAGCTACCCAGATGGTCTGGTGTACCGGGGATTATTCAAGCCGTATTGTTGCTGGGCTTGGTCATTATGCAATGGTGGGTGTCGGCAGTCACCAGCTTTTCCCAACGGATGCAGCGGGTAACTTTGTCCGCTGTTCAATAAACGGTACGGTCAGTCAGGTATTTGACCTGACGATCCAAACTGATCCGGTTGCTAAAACACTCCGGGTCAAGAATAACACGTCGGGTTTGATTCAGAACTTCAACGTTCCGTTCTGGTTTGGTGCCGGGGAAAGACTTTCAGTAGGCGGAAGCTACGTAAGCGGCGTGGGGTCTGGATTGCTGAGAGGCTACGTTAAGAAGCTGGTTGTTTCAAAAGTAAGTTGATTTAAAACCGGGGCCATGTATAATGGCCCCACATTAAACAGACGAGGAAGATAAGATGAGCATTTTCGATAACACCTTTGTTGAGCCGGGCTGGGTTTGTGTTCAGGCACAGAAGAACATTACTCGCTCCGAGGAATACAAATACGTTAACCTTAACCTAATCTACGAACTGGACCAGCGTCAGGTTGAAGTAGGGGCGTCATACGCCATCAACGTCGGCGGTCAGGTGTCTCGTGAGGTTCCGGTTAAGATGCTCATCAAGATGTACAGCCTGTCTGGTGATGTAACGGAAGAACCTGAAGTCCTCTTCAAACGTTCACTGAGGGCATATCGCCCGGATCAGATGACGGAGGAGATGATCAAGGACATTAATGCTGCAAACTTGATGTTTGACAAAGCAGACAAAGAGGTGCAGCGAGTCTATCTGTAAGGAGAGAGAATGAACAAATTACTGGCAGGTTTAGGTCTGGGATATTTGGCAGTTGTGATCGCGGCGTTTGCAGCTTGGGTCACCCACGTTGTGGTGTGTATCAAGACGGCATCTTGGCTGTTCCTGATCGCAGGCGCTATCCTGGCCCCGATCGGTGTTATCCACGGTATTGGCGTGTGGTTCGGCATCTTCTAAGTTGCAAATCGCAGTAAATGTGGTAACCTGTTGTTCTGGCCTCGTTCTGGGGCCTTGTTTATCCTCGAAGGAGAAGTGAATGTCTGAAGTCAAAGTAATTACTGCCGTCTATGATGCCATCAACGATGTTAACGTCCACATCGCAACTGGGTCCATTGAGCGTATCGCCATCAAACGTATCAATGCCGACGGCAGTCCTAAGGTGACCAACATCACCAAGGGTCCAAGCGCTGGTAAATCCATCGTGGCGACCCACCGCGCTTCCATTCTGCTGAAAAATGGTGAAGACCAAGAGTGGATCAGCTTCGGCACCCACGAAGTCAAAAACCTGAAGTACGAAAACCAGTACCAGATTAAGGTCGATGACAAATGGACCGATCTGAAAGAAGGTATGGTTATCCGTGTTCCGGTTCAGATCCGTAAGTGGACCGATGCAGAAGGTAAAGAACGTTCCGGTGCGGAAGGTAAAAAGGCGAAGATCAAAATCACCGATGCTTCTGGCGCTCGTGAACCTCGTCAGGCAAACAACGCAGGAAGCTCTCAGGCGTCCTCTACGGCGTCCAATAGCTCTGGTGGCAAAACCACTAAGGTTTACGGAGAAATCCTCTCTCTGAGCGATACAGGTGCTGTGGTGAAGGATGAGAACGGTAATGAGGTCTCCGTTGTCCTGACCAAAGAGCAGATCGGTCAAGTTCAGGCAGGTGGTCGCTTGGCAGGCCAGCGTGGCGAAGACGGTTCCATCGTGTCCGGTTTCAAAGCATACGGCCCGAAAGGTTCGGCCCCGGCGGGTGGTAGCCGATCCGGCGGTAAGAAAGATAACTCCGGTATGGAAACAGGTCATGCACTTAACGGTGCCCTTAACCTGCGCCGTAGCGGCCTGACTATCCCTCCGGTTGTTGAGGTAGCCAAAGTTGTTCATGATGTTACCAAACATCTGAAACTGGATGCGGCGAACAATCCGGCAAACAAAGGTATGTCTGATTACGATCTGGGCGCGATGGTTGGTCACGCTGTTCTGAACGCAACCCGAGATATTCAGGTTGGTGAAAATGACAATCCGGAAGAGATCACTGGTAAACTGCTGGCATATGCCCGTGGCCTTATGAGTGAAGTTGTCCCGGGTGTGTCTGCCTACGTTAAAGGTGAACAGCCAAACAACTTGGAGCAGACTGCACAGTCTCAACCAGACCCTAAACTGGAGCCAAAAACTGAACCCCAGCAGACGGCCCCAGCAGTAAACGACAACGGTCACCTCGATATGTCTCCTCCGGACATTGATTTCGATGATGACATTCCGTTTGCCCCGATTTGCCTGATGTATCCTAATCATGCAATCTATGCCTTGTAAGATTTGTTTTAAGTGCGGGGCTGAAAAGCCCCTCACCGAATTCTATAAGCATAAAGGCATGGCTGACGGACATCTTAACAAGTGCAAGACCTGTACAAAGAAGGATGTCAGCGAGAACAGGGAAGATAAAGGAGAGTATTACAAGGAATACGAAAAATCCCGTAATAAACTCCCGCATCGTGTTCAGGCCAGAAAGGATTATGCCCGAACTGAGGTCGGTGCTAAAAGTATCCAAAAGGCAAAGGATTCCTATATCAAAAGGAACCCTAAAATCCGTGCGGCGCATATTGCTGTGGGGAATGCTGTCCGCGATGGTAAGTTGACAAGGGCGTCGTATTGCGATGTGTGCCGGGAGAATCTATTCACCGAGGCGCATCACTGCGATTACAACAAACCCCTTGAGGTGATGTGGTTGTGCGACAGATGCCATAAGGATTGGCACTTGAACAATGACCCGATTTATTGAAAAAGAAAAAGGCACCCAATCGGGTGCCTTTTTTATTATACGTTGAACTCAGAAATGTTCTTGAACTTAGGTGAGTCATAATGACCTTGGTTGATATCCGCCGTCCCGGTAAAGAACAGGTTGTTATCATAGACCATGAAATGACCGCCGTTCGGGGAACCAAGAGCGCCACCGTCAGGATGAATGGTGATCTGATTGATCTTGGTTACATCCCATTCCCCTTGGAACATGAATGTCGGCTCCATCGGGGTGGTGTTTACAAGACCATCCGGTGTACCCTGAGGTCCGGTCCCATAGCCATACAATTTACCATCAACAGAGAAGAAGTTCGCAAAGTAACCCGTCGGCACCATGTAGCTGGTGAACCCCGCTCCGAATTTGGTTGTCTCCTTCCCGTAAGCTGAGTTACTCAATACCCCGATAGAGTAGATCATCTTGGTGGTAGGATCAGACGACATATACCCAATGAAGATCGTCAGTTCACCAAAGCAGATCATGTCCTCGATGAAAAATCCGGCGGGGGTGTTGATGAGGCGGAAGTTCGGTGATACGTCGGTGCTGCCATTGCCCAATACGTTACCAGGGAGTCCAGCAGCGTATGCAAGGCCCGTTGCGGAGTTCAGGTATACAGTACGAGACTCGATCACAGAAACACGCTTGACGGTGTTCTGGATGATTGTCGGGGTGGCATAGGATGTTGTCAGGCTACCCTTCCCCATACAGCCGTTGGCATTGATACCAGAACCAAACATACGCCCATCATTAAGTAGCCACATGGTGGCCCCAGGACCTCCGTGAACATCCTTGATCGTCGTCATGTCCAAAGTGGAGGTGATGGTGGATGGCAAGGCTGTCCAGTTAGGGACGTCAGATCCGATCCCCGTCAGCCCCGGCTGATAACCTGCAAATTTCCAAGCTCCTCCGTTATCCTCCGTCACAAAGCATTGACTCGCCCCGAAAACACGTTTAATGTTGGTAGCTGTCTTGTACCAAGTGTTATTGTTTGGTGTCAGGGTTCCATCACCAAGCTCCCCGTGGAGATTGTCGCCTTGAGTGTAGAGATCGCCATTGGTCAGCAGTACGGCTACCGATTTTTTGTATCCATTGGTGACGTACCAAGTCGAAGCCACAGATTTTACAATGCCCGGCGGAAGCGGCAACTTCTTACCACCAGTTAGTGTCAGTGCAGGAATAGGGAACATAAAACCTCCAAAAAGAAAGCCGCCCGGAGGCGGCTGTATTATCTGCGGCTGGTAATGACGGTGTCAATGACCTGGTCTTTACCACGATACAGCAGTTGAACGATAGTGGTCCCGCTTGCAGATGTGTCGAAATCACCGTCGCCGATCTTGACGAATTCCGGGCTGAACGTAACAGTACGGCCCCCGGTTGTGTCCTGAGTGAAGTACATCAGGATTGTGCCGCCAACGCCCCCGGTAAACAACCCGACAGGAGGCTTGACAAGGACGTTGCGATCAACGAGAATATCATAAAGGCTTGACGTGCCATCTGGGGTAAACTCAGAGCTTGTCAGGGCGATCAGTTTTGGTGGGATGTTGAAGAGGTCTGAGGTGACCTTATCAAATTCCGCCGTCGTCCCGGTTGTTGCTCCGGTCACTGTCATACTCGTCGTTGTCACAGAGTGAGGGAGAATGTCCTTCCCATCAACAGACAGGTCGATACCTGTAACCGTACCAGTGACCACAAGATCCTTGACGGTAGTGGTTCCACCAACGGAGATGTTGCGAGTTACTGTTGCGTCAACACCCACGGTCAGGTTTGTGCCGACGTTAACTTCATTGTTTGTCACAACAGAGTTAGGGCGGATATCTTTACCATCGACATTGACGTCAAGTCCAGTAACCGTTCCGGTAATAACAAGGTCTTTGACCGTCGTCGTCCCGGTTGCGGTGATGTTCTTGCTGTTGACGAATTCAGATGCCGTAACAGAACGAGGGCGGATATCCTGACCATCGACGTTGGCAACAAAACCTTCAAGGTTGTTAACACGAAGGGTTCCGATTTCAGCAATACCATCAACAATCAGTTGTGGCTTCGGATCGTTAACCGGATCGCTGGTTGTACCTGACAGGTGCAGGTAATCACCCGCCGCATTCCCTTTCAGGTCTACAGACACGCCCCCGTTGTTAATGTCCCCAGCCGTCAACGTAGTGAAGTTTGCCACATCGGTACGGATTGTCCCAGTGGAAATCTCAAACGGCGTCAGGCTTGTCTTACGGGTGATCCCAACAGGGAACGGGGCCGTGGTGGTGAAGTTAACATAAGATGCAGAAGATGGCAACTCAATTTGACGAACACGCAGCAGGGCGTTGAGTGCGTCGATAGCTGACCCTGTGCTGGTGATCTTGCCAGTGACATCAAGATCTTTCGTAGTCGTTTTGTTGCGGACGTTGATGTTCTCAAAATCACTGTCACTCCCGATCTCGCCGATCTGCTGGCGAAGGACATCCAGTTCCGTTTGCACCCACTGGGTGTTAGGGATGGTCTGGGAGTTATCGCCCGCCGCCGGGGTAGGTGTGCGGGGGTTACCCCGGAAGTTCGGAGACTGGATCGGGGCGTAGATGTCCGCCATATTGGTTCGGTCAAGGAAGACTTTGAACTTTTTGTTGTTGGCAGGGTCATCCGTCATCACCGCTGGGTTTGACGTTGTCGCCGAAGGTGCATACCACCAAGCGGTCAGGCCGTTACTGTCGGTGAAGGTATAAAGCTGGTTGTACTCGGTGACGGAGCCACCATTGCGCCATGGCAACGGCGGGGTCTTGAAGTACAGGTTGTCCAAAAGTGCTTTACGGACAGAGGGGATTAGGCTACCATCTTCAGTTGTGGCCTGAGCAGTGCCATCCCCGTTGACTACGATGTGGAGGCGCTTGGAGTCCTCGATGATCTGATCAACAGCCTGATCAGCCTCAGAACTCAGCAACGCGATGATGTCAGTATTTGATGACACGAGAATCTCCTCTTACTTTGAATCTTCGTTGTTGGAAACTTCAGCCTCTTTCTTGGCAATACCCCAGCGAAGATTGATGAGGTCACTCAGAAGGTGCGGTGCTACTACGGTAGGGGCATACACCCAAACGTACCACTCTGGGAGAGTGTTGCTGAAGCCGTACCAGAGGAAAACTGCCGTCATAGCCGCCATGCCGATGTTTGACCAAAACTTTGTGTGAGAAGCTTTGTCAGGTTCAATCGGGGAGGTTACGAGGTCTTTCAAGAATTTTAGCATAGAACACCTTCATTATCAATGCGTCACACCAGATGGGCAACAAGGACAAATGCCAGAACTGAACCCGTTCTGAGCCATTCGGATACGGTATTGTCCTTCCAGGAGTAAACGAAGATGAATACCTCAATGAAGTATCTATGAGCATCCTGTACTGCGAAGGAGTAGATCCAATCTGGGAAAAAGATCGGGTATTGGATTGCGAATACTTGTACCAGCATCATAGGCACTGCCAAAGTCAAAATGGCGATTTGACGATACCCTCGGACAAAGAGTGCCACGGTAAATAAAAGTATTGAATCCAATGCCCAAGCTGTGGTAAAGTACAGCGTAATGTCGAAGAACTCGGCCCCGCTGAAAAACCAAAACATCAGGTTTTCAAGAACAAGGTAGGCGAGGCATAGCCCCGCCATTACCTTGGCCCCGGCATCCGGGCGGGTTGCCAGGATGACGAAGCAGAGTCCAAAGATAATGGACGTGATCATTTGTTTCGACGGCTCTCCAGCATTACGTTGAGTACGGAGCGGATGTCTTTCTGAAGAGCGTTGTTCTCTTCTTTCGCTTCCTTACGCATGTCGTTAATGTCGGAGCGGATGTCGGTGATAGTGTCGGTGAGATGCTTGATCTTACGATCGAGAATATCATCAATACTATCCTTACTGACCATGCTTTCACGCAGCCGGATGATGTCTTTTTCAAGAGCATCCTGCTTTTCCTGCATTTTCTTAAAGTCTGAGTAAAAGATTTTGAGTACCCCCAACAATAGGAAAGTCACCAAACCCCAAAGAGACTTCAGAATCAACATAATATCAAGAGCCATGTGTCTTCTCCTGGGGCCGAGCAAGTGCCCGGCCTAAAAGGTTATGCAGTGGTGAATTCGGACCAGTCAACATCCCCTGCCGGGGTGTCGTCAGAAATCCGGTTTAGTTTAATACGAAGCTTGCGGAGAGCGTTGTATTTCTCAACCTCCTCGTCCGTAGCATCGCCCAAATCGACTGCATCCTGGAGAGGAACAATCAGATAGTTCAGCTTCTTGTAAGCCTCCTCCTTTCTGACAGATGTTGGGACCGATGGGTCAACATCCACCTGGTAGAGTTTCTTACCGTCGTAGATCCAAGTCTTGTCGAAAAGATTGAAACCTTCCGGCAGGACGTTAATATCCACAATGGAGAGTCCATGGGGCTGAGTAAAGACAAGATTCTTAGACTCAGTTGCACAACGAACGACCCCGAAGCTGTCAAACAAAACAACGTACTTCTTCGTGAATTTTGAACGTGTCTGGTAAAAGTCACGGCCCTTATCGTCACAAAGATACTGGATGCCCTCCCCGAAGGATTTCTCCTCCGGGTCATATGGGCGAATGTTATTCATTCGCATTTATTAGCCCTCGACAATTACCCATTCACCATTCACCTGCTTCAGAAGCGCCTTAAACTCGATGTACTCGGCAGACTCTTTCTGGCGGACGTAAGTTACAACACAACCCGGAGGTGCCTGCAATGGGTCACCACGCTGCTGTACGCCGAGCTTGATGTCTTCCAGTGTCGGGGTAACAACCTCAGGGACAATCGTCACGGCACGAGTGGTAGAAACACCAGACAGTGTTCCTCGGACGGTGATTGTCGCTGTGCCCGGAGACACACCAGTAACATACCCGGCGCTGTTCACAACAGCCACCCCGGCATTACTGGTCAGGTATTGCAAAGGTTCAGTCGCGCTGCTTGGGGTTCTGTTTACCGTCAACATCTTAGACTCATCGACCTGGATGTTACCCGGGTCTGCTACAGACAGACCTGTCAGGACTGAGTAGCTCGTAACTTGGATAACGGAGTTCATCCCGGTGGAGATGGATGCGATGATGTTCGTCGTGCCAGCACCAACCAGAGTGATCAGGCCGGAAGAGTTTACTGTCGCCACCGCAGGGTTCTGGCTGGTCCAAGTGACCGGGTACTGACCTGCAATTGAGGACGGCAGGACGTTGGCTGTGGCCTGCACGGAGTAACCAACACGGTTGCTGATGGTGTCTGGAGAAACCACGATAGCCGTTGGTGACTGACCACCAGAGCTTTGCGCCTGATCCGTCTTGATGATATACATCACGGCGGCGTTCTTAGGACGGGTTTCCACCCCACCTTCGCTCATGGCTTTAGTTGTGGACAGCGGCAAGCGGATAATGTAGTTATCGCTCTTGTTAGCACCACTAAGTTCATACCCAACAGTCCCCGCCGGGTACGGACCAGAAATGATGGAAGCACCTGCCGGAATACTGGCATTCTGGTACACCATCTGGAGGTAGTGCTCGTGAGCTTTCAGGGAGTCATCCTGAATAGATCCGAGACCACGGTTAGGTTGCTCGTCGTATGCCGGGGAACCATGTGCCCAACCACGCAGGAACAGGCCACGGTAATCTGGGACAGTGTTGCGTCCGAGAACACCATAAAGCTTAGGGTTCTGTCCGGTGTTAAACACCTGACCGTTACACTCCAGCCACCCGTTTGGCGGGGTTGCACCAGGCCAAGGGATGATAGCGCCGATCGGAACAAGACGAGGCTCAAGCTCGTCAATACGCCCGTTTACCTGTGCAATGGCAGAATCAAAGTCTTGACGCAGTTGAGTCAGATCGTTTCGAACACCTTGGATCTCGTTCTTCAGTTCAAGAACTTTCTGGTCCACATAACGCTTCAGATCAGCAACACTCTGTTGGAGGTTGGTGATATCTTGACGAATAACGTTCAACTGCTGGTTAATGCGGGCTTCAAGTTCTTGCAGCAAGCGGGCAATTTCAGCCTCAAGCTCAGGGAACTTCTCATTAACAATCCAGTCGATCCACCCGGAGGACTGGTTGAGGATGTAGTTGAATTCCTCAGTGGCTGGCTTCTGTCCTTTATCATAGCCTTTGTCGAGCAAGTCGTCAATAGGCTTAGATTTGTTTGGTTTGCCAGTTCCCGGAAGGTTTACGTCCTCACGTGCCCAGACGTAAATTGGGTCCGTTGGTCTAGCCATTAAAATCTCCTCAGTTGAAGGCCCAGTCTTCTTCGTCGTCAGAAACGTACACGAGGGTGGACATACCACCCGCACCAGTGCGTTCTTCGTCGTAGACCGATGCGAATCCGAATGCCTGAGCATCCCCGCTGAACCCGAATGGATAACCTTGGTTCTCAACCACACGGAGGTGAGTCACCAGAGGTAGCATGTCAATGATTTCCGGGAGGATATCCGTGACTTCCATACAGGTATTGAAAATGTTAATATCGAGACGGTAGTTGTAGCCTTTGTAGGTTGTAACTCCGTCTTCCCCAAAGAGTTGCTTCAGGGTGGCGATGATGTCTGCACGGGTCCCGCTTTTGGAGTTGTTCCCGGTCAAGATCATGATCACAGCGCGATATTCTGGGTCATTCAAACCGTTACGGTAAATGCCCAATTGTCTGCCGATTTCATCAAGGATGGCGTCTTCAGCGTTCAGCGTGGTACGCAGTTCTGCAAGCTCGACCATCTTCTTGTCGATATATTCAAGGCGTTCCAGCAAGATCCGTAGAGTCTTCTCGAAGTTTTCTTTGCCGTCGAAGATACCGGAAGGGAGGTAATCAATACCCCCCTGCACGAAATCCGGCAGAG